CCCCACCGCCGACTGGCCCGGCCTGACCGACGACGCTGGCGCCACCGACGGCACCGCACCCACCCACTGCGCCGTCTGTGAAGAGCCCATCCCCGCCGCCCGCCGCCAGGCCGTTCCCGGCTGCGACACCTGCATCGACTGCCAGGAAGATCTCGAACGTGCGCTCGACGGCGCACCCAGAGAACGAAGTGGACGGCGTGGATCCTGATCTGTTCAAATTTCGGATCCTCGATCTGTTCTGGCTCGTGTGGTGCCTGTCGCTGTCGGGATTCGTCGTGTCTTCTCGGCGCGACAGAGTCACGCCGGAGGAACTCGCAAGGATGCGCGCGGCCTTGAGCAAGGAAGTCTCATCATTGCAGACTGACCTCGACCAGCGGCGACGCCGCGTCGACGAGTCTATCGAGATGATCAAGACCCGCATGTCCGACGTGCCGACACGCGGCGACCTCACCCGGCTGCATGAGCTGATCGGAGAGGTCGCGCAGCTCGCCAACGAACTGCGCGGCACCGTTCATTCGCTGCAGAACACCATGCAGTTGATCAATCAACACTTGCTGGATACGAGACATGGATGATTCACATCGCGCCCCCCAGTCGTACGCCGCGCGCCTGCGCGAAGAAGCCCGGCTGCAAGCGCTCCGGACACTGGCCGAAGCCCCGGAATACACGGCGACCGATGTACTCCTCCGCGCGGCGCTGCGCGAGCATGGGCTCTCCATCGGCATGGACGCGGTGCGCGTCGAACTCTTCTGGCTCAACGAGAATGGTTTGGTGGTGACGCAGAGAGTGGGTGGACCGGCCGGTCTCATGATGGCCACGTTGACCGAGCGCGGCCTCGATATCGCAAACGGCACGAGCCAGGTTCCGGGCGTTGCGCGCCCACGGCCGGGAGCCTGAGATGCCGAAGCGATCCGCCGTCAGCCAGCTCCCAGAGGAGGTGCGGGACGAACTGAACCGGCGCCTGGTCGAAGGAGAGTTCGGCGGTTACATCGGCCTCTCCCGCTGGCTCCAGGATCTGGGTTTCGAGATCAGCAAGTCCGCCCTGCACCGCCATGGCGCTGCGCTGGAGGCCGATTTCGAGATGGCCATGGCCGATGTCCGGCGCACGCGCGCGCTCGCCAAGGCCGCGCGCGCAGGCGGCGACGAGGACGCCGAGAGTCACTTGATCGCCGCCACCTCCGGCATCCTGCAGGAGCAGCTCCTGCGGGTCTCGATTGCCTTGCGCCAGGCGGATGACGACCCGGCGGCGGCGGCCAAGTCCATCTCGCTGATCGCGCGCGCCCATGCCGATGTGGGCCGGTTGCAGGTGGCGCTGTCGAAGTGGCAGGAAGAGCTGCGCGGCAGGACCGCCCAGGTGGCTGAATCGGTCGAGAAAGTGGCGCGGCGGGGTGGTCTTTCGGCCGATGCGGTGGAAACCATCCGGCGGGAGATCCTCGGGATTTCGGCATGAGCACGCCGACTGCGCTGATCGCGTATCAGCAGCGCTGGATCGCCGACAAGTCGCCGGTCAAGATCGGCGAGAAGTCGCGCCGGGTCGGTCTGACGTGGACTGAAGCGAGCGATGGGGCGCTGTCTGCGGCGACCGCACGCGAGGCCGGCGGTGACGATACCTGGTACATCGGCTATAACCAGGACATGGCCAAGGAGTTCATCCGCGATGTCGGATTATGGGCGCGCCATTACCAGCTCGCGGCCAGCGAGATGGAAGAGGTGGTCCTGAATGATGAAGTCAAGGACATCCTGTCCTTCGTGATCAAGTTTGCCTCCGGGTTTCGCGTCACGGCATTGAGTTCCCGCCCGTCGAACCTGCGCGGCAAACAGGGCACGGTGGTGATCGACGAGGCCGCTTTTCACGACGATCTGCAGGGTCTGCTCAAGGCGGCGATGGCGCTCCTGATGTGGGGCGGCAAAGTGCGCATCATCAGCACGCACAACGGCGACGCCAACGCCTTCAACGAGCTGGTACTCGATTGCCGATCCGGGAAGGTGCCGTACAGCCTGCACCGCATCACGTTTCAGGATGCGGTGCAGGATGGGCTGTTCCGGCGGATCTGCCTGTCGACCAATCGGGCCTGGTCTCTGGCCGCCGAAGAAGCCTGGGTCGCCGACATGTATGCCTTCTACGGCGACCACGCGGCCGAGGAACTGGATGTGATCCCGAGCTCCGGCAGCGGCGCCTGGCTCACCCGGGCGATGATCGAGGCCGTCATGCGGCCCGAGATTCCGGTATTGCGCCTGGCCCGACCGGACGCGTTCACACTCCTCGCCGATCACCTGCGTGAAGCGGACATTCGCGAGTGGTGCGAGGACGTGTTGCTGCCCTTGCTCACGGATCTGGATCCCGAGTGCGATCACTTCCTGGGCGAGGATTTCGGCCGCACCGGGGACCTGAGCGTCCTCTGGCCGTTGGCGCAGCAGCGCACGTTGGCGCTGCGCACGCCTTTTGTCGTCGAACTGCGCAAGATCCCCTTCGAGCAGCAGAAGCAGATCGTCTTCTACCTCATCGATCGCCTGCCACGCTTTCGCGCCGGGGCTTTCGACGGCCGCGGCAACGGTCAGTATCTGTCGGAGGTGGCCCAGCAGCGGTACGGCGCCAGTCGCATCGCGCAGGTGATGCTGTCCCCCGAGTGGTATCGCACGAACATGCCCCGATTGAAGGCCGGCTTCGAAGACAAGACGATCGATGCCCCACGGGACGCCGATGTCCTCGCCGATCTGCGCGCGATCCGCATGGAGAAGGGAATTGCCAAGGTGCCGGACAACGCGCGCACCCGCGGTACCGACGGCCACGATCGCCACGGTGATTCGGCGATCGCGCTGGCGATGGGGGCGTTTGCCGCCTGGACGATGGACCCGACGCCGATCGAGTTTCATGCTCTGGGGCAGATTCGTCCATCCGCTCGCATCGATGATTATCTGGGAAGCAGGTACACCTCATGACCGACAAGGCCAAGCTGGATCCCGAGTCCAGGTCTGAAATCGCCACGGTGGCCAACGACATCACGTATCCGGGATTCATCGGATCCGGGGTGCTGTGCCAGCGCGATGATACCCTGCTGACCCGTGGCGGCAGTCTCGGGCTCCGGCTATACGACGACATCGAGCGCGATTGCCACGCCTACGGCATCCTCAACAAGAGAAAGCTGGCGGTGATCGCGCGTCCGTGGCAGGTGGAAGAAGCGTCAGCAGCCGCAGCGGATGTGCGCGCGGCCGATCTGGTACGGGCGCAGCTCGAAGCCATCGGCGTTCCTGATCCCGATCGGTCTTCCTTGGCGCTGCCGATCGGTTCCGCCAGTGACTTCGACGTGGTGTGCTATCAGCTCCTCGATGCCCTGCTCAAGGGCTATTCGGTCGGTGAGATCATGTGGGACACCGATGGCAGCGAGGTTGTCGCGCGCGAAATCCGGCCGCGCGATCCGCGCCGATTCAGTTTCGACCTAGCCAGCCAGTTGCGGCTGCTGACGCCGCAGAACCCGCTTTCTGGCATCCCGGTACCGGAGCGCAAGTTCGTCGTTCATTGCTGGGGCGCAAAGGATGGCAGCCCATTCGGTCTGGGCCTGGGATCGCGGCTGTTCTGGCCGGTGTTCTTCAAGCGCCAGGGCATCACCTTCTGGTTGAAGTTCCTCGACAAGTTCGGATCACCCACAGCGGTCGGCAAGTACCCGAAAGGGACTCCGGTACCCGATCAGAAGATCCTGCTGGATGCGCTCGGCGCCATCGCTCAAGACTCCGGCGTGACCATACCGGAAGGCATGATCATCGAACTGCTCGAGGCAACGCGCGGCGGCACCGTGAGCTATGAAGCGGCCTGCCGCTACATGGACGAACAGATGAGCTTTGCCGTGCTCGGTGATGCGGCCGGCGGGAAGGACAGCGGCGGGGCTCTGGCAAGTGCGGCGATCCTGCGTAACGAGGTGCGTCTGGAGCTCGTGCAGGCCGATTCGGATCTGCTCTCGGCGACGCTCAATTCGACGCTTGTGCCGTGGATCACGCAGTACAACGTCCCCGGTGCGCGGCCGCCCAAGGTGTCTCGCGTCGTCAAGGCGAGCGAGGATCTGAAGGCGCTGAGCGAGCGCGACAAGAACCTGTTTGCGATCGGCTTCAAACCGACGCTGGCGCATGTCCAGGAAACCTACGGCGGCGAGTGGGTTGAAAGACAGCCGCCCGATGCCCTGCCGGAACGGCGCGGGACGACGGCAAACTTTGCCGATCCAGGCGGCTTCGGCCGCAGCGGCCAGGAAGCTCTCGATGCCGCCATCAGGAATCTGCCGGGCGTGTCCATCGACAGTGCGATGCAGACCCTGTTGGCGCCCGCCATTGCCGCCCTGCAGGCCGGCGAGACGCCGGACGAAGCCGGCGATGCGCTACTTGCAGCCTTTCCAAAGCTCGATTCGAGCGCGCTCGAGGAGCTGCTGGCACGGGCAATCTTCGTGGCCGATGTCTGGGGCCGTCTGAGTCATGCCGACTCCTGATCTGTCCTACGCGGTCACCCTGCCGCCCGCGGCGGCGATCGCCTATCTCGAAGGCAAGGGGTACGCGATTGGCTTTTCCTGGCTGGATGTCTGGCAGGAAGCGCATGCCAAGGCGTTCACCGCCGCCGGAGTCATGAAAATCGACATCCTGTCCGATCTCAAGAGCGGCCTGGTATCGGCATTGAAGAGCGGTTGGACACGGCAGGATTTTATCCAGCAGTTGACCCCGCTTCTGCAAAGAAAGGGCTGGTGGGGCGCGCACTCACAAACCGATCCGGAAACCGGAGAGATATTCGGCAAGGGACTGACGCCCCGCCGTCTGGCGACCATTTTCGACACCAACATGCAAGCAGCCTACATGGCTGGGCGATACAAGGCCTTTCTCGGTAACGCGGCCGACCGACCGTACTGGATGTACGTGGCGATCATGGACCGGCGTACCCGGCCGGCGCATGCGGCGATGAACGGGCGCGTTTTTCGGCATGATGATCCGATCTGGGATACCTGCTTTCCACCAAACGGGTTTCGCTGCCGCTGCTCGGTGCGGGCATTGGACAGCGATGGCCTGAAAAGCAGCGGCATCGATCTATCGACTAGTAACGGCCGCCTGTCTGAAGTCCAGATCTCAACCAGCCACAGGCCAGAGTCGCCGATGACCACGGTGACGCGCTTCGAATACGCACCCGGCAAGTATTTCCATCCCGATGCCGGGTGGAGCTACAACCCCGGCAAGGCGGCACTGGCGCCATTTTCTCCGCCACCGCTGGATACCCTGCCGCGGACCTTCAGCCCGGGAATATCCCTGCCAAGATTGTCCGAGCCGACCGTGGTTCCTGCCTCGTATCTCCTCCCAACCGGTCTGGCGCCCGCTGATTATGCTCGGGCATTCCTCGCTGAGTTCGGCGCTGTCGTCGGACCTGGCGGTTTGTTCCAGGATGTGGCCGGGGCGGCACTGGTAATCGACGAGAAGCTTTTCCAGGACGGATCCGGACGCTGGAAAGCCGATAAGGCCGAGCGGGGGCGCTACATCAAACTGTTGGCCGATACGGTCAAGGCTCCCGATGAAATCTGGCTGCGATGGGAGGAATCACGGGATCAACCTGGCAAGTGGTTGCTCAAGCGGCGGTATTTGAAAGGATTCACGATCGCAGGCGAGAACGGCCCGCAGTATGCGCTGTCCGTATTCGAGCACAGCAAGGATGGATGGTCGGGCTCCACGGCAATGATTGCACAACCGACTCGAAGTACGGAGGCCAGGCGACGCTACATCGAGCGACAACGAGACGGTTTTCTCCTGTACCAGAAATGAAAACCCCCTGTCGCCGACTCGATCAGGGGGCGCTGTGCAGTTCCTTTGGGCGCGTCAGTCGGGAGCTTTCGTGACCGCAATCAGCCCCCGAAGTATAGACGCCACCACGAGCCACATCAACCACGGCAAGCGTCCCCAGCTACGCCTGCAGTCTTGCTCAAGTCACGGACGAACCAGGCTACTCACGGTTTCACGTCGGGCAACTTGCTTCAATGCCGCATCCCACATCTTCCCCCCAAGGTTCGCCACTTCCCGCATTTATCGCGCCTCCCCCCGTCAAATATCGCGCTTCTGCTCAGCAGCGGTCGCCAGCAGATGGCACGGCGTCCAGCCCGCTGCGGCGGCCGCTGCCCCGTGCCTTTCGAGGATCGTCAGGTAATCGGCGTTGAGGAAGGGGTCGCCAGCCGGACCGAGCCGCTGCCAGACCGGACGCGGAATGCCACTGGCCGACGGGATGCTGCTGAGCGATAGGTTGGCGGGCAAGACGGGCTCCGGGACAAGGGACGTGCGACCGGGTGTGGCAGCCACTGCCAGCGGCCGCCGGCGT